CCCGCGCCAGGCTGCGTGGTGCTCATCGTCGCTCGCAGGACGCGACCGGCAAATCCGGGGGTGAGCGCACCGATGATGCCGCCGCCGACGGGGATACCAGCAAGCGGGAACGAGATCGGAACCACGGCGACCGGGTACGACGGGTTCACGCCGGGGTGCACGAAGTCGCTGCCGCACTGGATGTAAATGCGGCCGTCGTTCGAGCCGTCACCGATGGACGGGCCACCGTTAGAACCGGCTGCGTTCTGATACAGGATGAAGCCGGCGAACTTGCGGGTGCCGCCGGCGTCAGTGAGCGCGATCGTCTGGTCGTCGACGATGTACGCCGGCTGACCGATGTTCGCGTTCGTGATCGCCTGCGCGTTGCCCTGCGAGTCGTTGCCCGTTGCCGAGGTCATCGGGAACGCGCCGCGCATGATCTCGACGTTCACCGATCCGGCGAGACCGGAAAGGCCCTGTGTCGATGACGTCGTGTTGTCCACCTCATCGAGCGACACCCCGTACGCGGTGGTCACCGCGGTGCCTGAGCCAGCGGGAACAGCCTGGCCGCTCGCGTTGAGCGCCACCATGCCGCCCTGGTGGATGAAGACGTTTGCGGCGATGGGGTACGAGACCCGATCGGGAACTGCCTCGTCGCCGAGTCGGGGTGCGTTCTTCGGGCCTGCCAGTGCGGTCATCGCTTGTCCTTGCGCTTAGGGGTGTGTGCGATTCCGCTTACGCGGCCTCGGTGTCGTCGGTGTCTTCGTGGCGCGCGCGCCGCTTCGCTTGCGCGATGCGCGACTTCGCGATGCCCTTCGGGTCGGCCTTGTGCGCCTTCATCCACTGCTTGTCGTAGGGCGTGAACTTCGCCATCTCGGCGACGATCTCCTGCTCCTCGGTCGCTTCGACGGTCTCTTCGGTCGGCACGGCGGGCTTTTTCTCGATGAGCTGCCCCTGTGGCAGGAGCTTCGGAGCGGTGGCGAGGAACGACTCGAGCTGTTTCGCGCCGTCCTTGGACCGACGCAGCGAGGCAATCCACTCGCCTTTGACGACGGCCGGCGCGAGCTTCGAGTCGCTGGCGCCCTTGGCGACCAGCTTGTCGAACTCGGCTTCGCGCTGTGCGCTCTCGAGCTGCTCGACCTTCGCGGTGAGCGCCACGACCTGATCGTGCGCTTGAAGGTGCGCGCGCATCACGCCGAGTGCTTCTGCTCGATCGCTCTTGCCGGTCGCGGTGAAGACCTCGCGCTCGAAATCCCGCAGCTTGGTGGCCGCGTTGATCGCGTCCGCCTCTTCGGTGTCCGCTTTCAGGCCGAGGGCGATGAGAACGGTTTTCATGGTCGGGTCTCCTTCGCGAACCTCGTCGTCAGCTTTGGCAACGAGCGGCTCGAGATTTTTTGTCGCGGGCCAGTTGGTAAGCGCCATCGGCTGAAGGCGCACAGGGCGGCGGGTTTTGGCGTCGAGAAGTGCGACGGGGGAGAAGAACCGGTACTCGCGCTGTTTGAGATGCGCAGTCGCCTTGTCCGTCCACTGCACTTGCGTTGCCCAAAGCCCGTCTGAACGAACCTCGGGAACAAACCAACCGGCGGCGGGCGCCGCGTGGCCGTTCTCCTCGGCGTTGAACGTCTGATGCTCGTAGTCGATCGCGAGCCGATCGATGCCGTGCTTCTTGAACGCTTCGATCACGTCGTTAGCGGACTTCTCGTCGAGATTCACGAGGCCGTTGAGCGTGTCGTTTGCGCCCCACTTCCAGATACGGAACTCGGTCGGCGCGTTGCCGCCGGCCTCGAGCTCGATGGGAAGTGAGCAGCGGATGAGCATCTGCCCATCACCAATCGTGTTAACTCGGTTAACGGACGAAGAATTATTTCAAGCGCTCTTCTAAGACTTCTCCAATTGGCCCCGGAAAAGCGTCCACATCCGGCTCCCAACGGTCCGCTTTTGCGACAGAGCCAAAGCCCTCATCTGGCGTCGCACGAGGTGCGTTTTCGTCTAGGCCCTCTTCGCGCGCCTCTTCTTCCGTCAGCGCGACGAAGGTCGATCGGCAGTTGAAGTGAAGGGGCGGAACATGATTTGCCCACCAATCGCCGTCCGCCGGTTGCACCGTGCCATCTGCGTCACCACAGATATCTGTCGTTCGCTCGTCTTCGATCGCGACGAAGCGCCAATACGGACGCGCCTCGACGATCACGGGGTCCGTCGCTTGCGCGTAGTGGCCGGCGTTGTACGCGCTCTGCACGTTCGTGCGGAAGATTGTGTCGAGCCTAGGGCCGTCCTCCGCTCCCCACGCCTCCGCAAGCGCGTCCGAGATCTGCTCCTTGAAGTCGTCGAAGCCCGTTCCCGACGCGATCGCGCTGTCGAGCGCATCCCACACCTGCGTCACGACGTCTGCCTGTGTAACGCTCGCAACGCGGAACGCGAACTCGCGCTCGCTCTCCTCGAGCTCGGCGTACTCGGCGTCGGTCATCGGCACGCGCATGCGGAACGCGCGCACGGCCTCAATGAACTCCGCCGGGTCGTCGATCAGATCAAGGCTTGGAAGAACACGGCGCAGGCGCGCCACGAGTTACTCCTCGGTGCCGCAGAGGATGCCGGAAAGCGTCGAGCCGCCTGGACCTGTGCACGTGAGCACGTTGTTCGCTGCGGCGCTGAGAATGCCGTTGTCGAGGTCCACGGGACTGAACTGCCCGCCCGCGGCCAGCGTGAGGATCGCGATGATGGTGCCTGCGGTGTTGTCGCGGAACGTGTAGTTGCCGGCGACGCTGCCCGTGATGAACAACTTCATGAGGCGGAAGCGCTTGCCCGCCGCCGGCGTCCACACCGTGATCTCGGCGTTCGTGTTAGCTGCGTTCTGCGGCTTGAACACGGAGCACGTGCGCTTGCGCGAAACGTTCGCGCCATCGAACGCGCCCATCGTGAAGATGGGCACATCGACCGTGCGCGTGCCCGGTGTGGTGTTCGTAGACGCAACGTCCGCGTCCGAGTGAGGGATCTGCCAGGGAAGGCCCATTTACACGTCCTCCAAGAGCGAGTGGCGACCAGCAAGGTCGGCCAGGATGCGAGTCTTCGCCACCGCATCGGCGAGCGCGCTCGGGTTGAAATGCCGCATGCGTGCCACAAGGCGCGCGCGCAAGTCGTCGGGTGAGTGCGCAGATCGAATGTCGGCGTAGAGCTCTTTCAGATCAGGCGCCATCACACGCGCGGCTTTGCGCTTCGCCTTCGCGGCGAGTCGGTCGGCGTAGCCCTGGCCCTTGATGTAGCCCATGCGCAGGCGAGGTGCCGCGCGCATCTGTGCCTGCTTTTGAGGTGCCTGCTGCGCGGGTTTCTTCTCTCCCTCTGCATCAGTCGGCGCGCCGTGCGGTGGTTGTCCCGGCGCTGGCAGCTGCACCGGTGGCGCCATCTGCGGCTCGGCACCAGGCTCGAGCATCGGAAGTCCGAACTCCTCGAGCATCTCGAACACGTCGACGCGAGCCTGCGACAGCGACGACACCGCTTGCGACAGCTTCAAAATCACGTCCGCGCGCGTGCTCTCGTCTTCGGGAGGGTCGGTCTCCCATTCCGGGCGCGCCGCGAGCTCAGCATCACCGAGGTTGAACGCAGCATGCGGCTCGAGCACACATTCACGGCACGCGTCGGCGAGTGTCGTCGCACGGAAACGCAACACGTCGGCGCGCACGTTGTCGTGCACCTGTGCGGCCGCTCGCGAACCGCCCTTCACTTCGGTCGTGAGGTTCTGCCCGAGGAGGTCGACGGCGATCGACACCTCCGCCTTCGAGAGCAGCATGTCGAAGCCCTCGTAGCCGACGGCGGTCGCCTCGACGAGCTTCACATCCCAGACGTTCCCCGATTCCTTGCTGCCCTGAGGAACCGCGATCGACGTGTTGGAGCCGATGTTCGCTAGCTGCCCTGCGAGCGCTTTCTTCTTCCGCTCGTCGGCTTCCGCTGGGGTGATGAGGACTCGGATCGGGTGCCCGTGAATCTCGCACCAGTGCGCCCAGTCGGCGTACGTCCACTGGCGAATCATCCACGGCTTCGCGAGCGAACGGATCTTGCCGTGCATCCAAGCGCGCTCGTAGCTACTCGGCGTGTAGATGAGCCACCGCGGATCACCGACGATGATTGGGACCGTTCCTTGCTCGGTGATGAGATCGTATCGCTTGGTCGTCCAGTTCCAGTAGATGAACTGGGGGTGCCATACCTTCTTCAGCTTGGGAACCCAGCCGCCGTCGTCATCCTGCTTCCACTTCAACTCGCCGAGCCCGAAGTTGAGCAGCGCGCCCCAACGCAGAAGCTCTGCGAGCTCGGCGCGTCCGAACATGCGCGGCCATAGCTGCTCCATGTCGTCTGCGAGGTCGGACGCCTCGGCGCTGTCATCGGCAGGATTGAATGCAACCTCGCAGCCGAGCACGCTCTCGATGAGAGTGTCCAGCACGCCGACGACACGGTCGTCACGCATCATCGAATCTGCGAGTAGCGCTGCATCGCGGAACTGACCTCGCTCGAACGACGCGAGTACGTTGTCGATGAGGAACGCGCGGTCCGGTGGAGGGACACCGAAGACTGGGAGCTCGCCGTAGTGCCCGCTCGGCACGTCCGTGAACTTGTCGTCGTCCTCGTCGGTGTACGGAATCGGTGATGGCGTGCCAGCGTTAGAGCGAACCGCGGGTGGCGCGTTCGTTGGCGTAGTCACCCCGGGCAGTAGGCGCCCGAGGAAGGTCATCGCGCGCTGCCAGCGGCCTGCCACCTCGCGAAGTTGGCGGTTAACTCGGTTAACGCTTCAAGGATGAGATGGGCTAGTCGTCGTCCCAGTCTTCGCCGTGCTTCGCGAAACGACGCTCGCCGCGCGGATAGTTCGTGTCGCCAGGGTCCGCAATGGGCTCTCCGTTGAGCGCCATGAACGCGCCGGCGGCACTGTCCTCCTGGTCGTCGTGCCCGCCCTCGGGGAACTCTTCGAGCTCCTGCAGCCACGGCGGAACCCACGAACCGTTCACGAGCTTCACGTTTCTCGCTTCGCACTGCGCGCTGAAGGGCTTTGCATAGGTGACCTTGTCTTTCACCTGCAAGTAGGGGTGAACGTCGTATCCGACGAGCACTTTTGTCACGTAGTAATCGACCTCGAACTTTCCTGCCGATCCGGGGTCCTGCCACAGACCGATGGAGACTCCCTTGCCATCGGTGATCGCCGTCTGTCGGATCGTGTCCTCGACTTCCTGAGGTCGACCACGAAAACGAATGACGTCCTCAACAAACCACACACCGCCTTCCGATCGCGCGAGCTTCGTGCCCACGGTGTAGTCGGGGTCGGTGTTCGGTTTCTTCCCGGCCACGCGCGCGTTGACGGGGTCAGCCGTTGCCGCGCGATCCCAGAAGCGAATGCGACGCGCGACGGCGGGCGCGGCGTCAACGATGTCGAACCACGCACGCTTGAAGAGCACTCCGCGCGCGGCGCGAGCGAGCCAATTGCCGTCGAGGAGCTGCGCGCGCGTCACAGCATCCTGTGCGCGGATGCGATCAGCGTAACCGGGGTCATTGCGCATCAACGCCGGGTTGTCCGACAGCTTGGCCGCGATGAAAGTGCGCGACCTCGGTCGTGGCGTTCGGGCCTTATCTATATCCGAAAGCTGCTCCCATGCAGAGACGAGAGCGAGCGCTTCGCTCCGTCCACCATCGAGGAGGCGTTCTGGTTCATCGTTGGTTGCGCCAGGCAAGAACCACAGCACCTCGCCAGACGCCGCGCGCACGCCTTTGTATTCCGGTCGTCGGTCGAGCCATGGAGCCCAGCGCTCGAACACCCAATCATGACCGGGCCCGCCAGGGTTCGCTGTCGCGCGAATGCGGATCGGCAGCCCCTGCGCTGAACGTGCGCGCGTGAACAGGTACAAGTACTGCTTCTTCAGAAAGTGGCAGAGTTCCTCGAACCCGACGAACTGGAATGCGGAACCCTGGTACTGCTCTACGTCGCTCTCGTGCTGCAGATGACCGAAGAACAGCTTCGCGTGCGTGGAGAACTCCCACTCCTTGTCCGTCTCGTTGAAGTCGGCGCCGGGGTCGATTCCTTTGTAGAGCTCGCGCGCGCGATCGAAGAGCGACTTCTTCAGCTCCGGGAAGGTCCGACGCAAGATGAGCGCGCGGAAGCTTGGGTGGTGAAGCCAACGCGTGGGCGCGGCGAGCATAGCGTCTGTCTTTCCACCGCCTGCCGCGCCGCCGTACAGCGCTTCATCCGCTGTGCACGCGAGGAACTGCGTCTGGGGACCGGGGTTGGGCCGCCAGATTTCATGCTGTTCAGCCTGCATCTTCTTCAGGGGGAAGCACGAGTACACCGAGCTTCACAGCATTGCCGTCCTCGTCGGTGAGAACCTGTCGAGGCATTCCGTGGCCGTATCCCCAAAGGAGCTTGATCGCCGCCGTCGACTCCTTCGCGCTCTTTCCCCGAGCTGTGCGAACCAGTCGCGCTTTCAGCTCTTCGTCCATCTCGCGAATGCTCGCGGCGAGCTCTTCGGTCTTCTTCGCGCGGCCGCCTGGGTTGCCGCTCTGCCCCGGCTGGAACGGTCTGCCTGGACCCCGCTTTTTCTTCGCTGCTTTGGTGTTGTTCTCAGCCATCGTTTGCCTTCCGATTCATCTGGTCCATCGCTTCCTGCATGCGCTCGACGCGGCTTTTGCGAACGGCGAGCACGTCGCTTCGCAGGTATTGCCAGTGTCCACCCTCGCGCGCACGTCGCCGCCGAATCTTTCGATCGACACCGAGGCGGAAGATCCAGATGCGTGAGCAGAAGAGCAGCCGGCACGCGGCTTCGACTCCGATCCAGTTGTCCACGGCGCCTCCCATTTGTGCGAGCGCGAACATCTAGGGCTGTTGCGGCAGAACGATCAGGTTGCTCGGCGCAGCCGGAGGAGGTGTAGGACTCGCCTCTGCGACGGCTCTACTCGCTTCGAGCTGCCCGATGAACGTCTTACAGAAACCTTGGTAGCGAATCCGCTCCGCGGCCGCAGACAATGTACCGAGCATCTGCATCTCCTCTCCCTTTCCTTCGATGCGCATGTAGTTCGGATTGGTCGGGTCGATGAACACGCCGAGCGCGAGCACTTCGTTCGGGTTCTTCTCTTCGATGATCGGCGGCAGATTCTGTTCGGACATGCGGGCCTTCTTTCTTTGTCGTCGTGCGTAGCGGGTGAATGGGTTTATTCGGCTCATGTCACACTTCTTTCTTCGACGAATGCACGCCATTGGTAAGCGGCGAGCTTGACGACAGGACAACCACGGCGCGCTCTGGATCACGCGCGGTTCTCTTCTGGCGCTTCTTCTCGAATCCACGGAGCGCACCGCGGCAGTCGGGGTGCCGTACATATCCCTTAGAGATGGCGACGCTCTTCTCACCGGTGAGCGCGA